AAACAATTTCAGCTAATTTGTCTTTACTTTCTTGTGTTAATCCAACTATTGCAGTAGTATATTTATCAAACAAATTTTGTTCTCCTTTTTTTCCATTTCCATCAATGTTTAAATTATCTGTTGAAACAGTCACAAACAATGAATTGTAAAATGCTCCAGTATCTTCTAAAGTATAAGGAGTTCCTGCAACTTTATTAGGCTTAAGCATTTCTGTATAAATAGAATAAAGTCCAATAATATCCCCATCTCCATCAATACCTTTTTGCAATTGATCGTTTTTAAGTATCTCTAATATTTTATTTTTTGTATCTGAATCAATAGCTTCCAACCAAGCAAAAACAACATTTAATTTTTTTGCTCTATTGCTCAATAAACCTAAATCGCTTCCTAACAAATCAATCATACATCAAAAATAAAAAAAGGGGTGCAATAATACACCCCTTTAACCTATAAATAATAATCTCAAAGATTACGCATCAACAAAATCTAAAGTTGTTTTTGCAATTCCATCTTTTTGTAAAGTAAGAGTTAAATTGCTTGTTGAACCTGATATTGCTGTAAATGTAGCTGTATATCTTCCTGCAATTGTTGAACTTTCAACAACTGTAATTGATACCGAAGCAGCAAGCGTGTTGTCATATAATGACAAGTCAGCAGTAACAAGTCCTTCAACAGCAATACGATTTAATGCTGTCCCTTGTTTAGCTTTTACATCAAAAACAACATTGGTTGAAGTTTTAGAAACGAAAGTAATATCCGCTTCTAAAAGTGGCTCTAAATCGTTAATATCAAAACCTAACTCTTCTGCTGTAAGCATCCATGTTTTTGAATCTTTCAACAAACGATTGTAATCAAATGCAACCATCAATCTAGATACAGTTGTATCTTCTGCTTCAACAAATTTTGTCGAAAATGATTTTTTGTCGATTTGAATTGGATATAAATCCGTTGAATCATCACTTGTTTTGAAACCTTTGAAGTTTCCATCAATGTCTATTTCAAAAACACCAGTTTCACCGCATCCGTGACCTTCGTAACGTGCTTCTAATTGAGCAGGAACATCATAATGTTCACCTGTGAACTCTTTTTTACCTTTTTTCACTTCATACTTACGGTCGCTTGGAGCAGTATCATAAATGTTGTCTCCTTTTGGTCGTTTTACATTCTCAAAAATTGGAGACAAATAAAGTCTTTTTGATGGATCAGGTTCGTTGATTAAGCCTTGGAAAAAAGCTTCATCAATTGTTCCAGTTAAATCAATTTTGTTTTTAACTCCTGTTGAATCGTAAATAGGCATCCAACCTAATTTGTTCAATACGGAAAAACGTGGCGCGCAGGAATTAACTCCAAGGTTACCTAAACCGCCACCATCACATAAACATCCTAATGACATAATTTCTATTTTTTAAATTAACAATTGCACTTATTTTTTTTGTAAATATTCAAGGTTATTCTCAATTCAACACCCGAAAGGTTATCATTTAAAATATTCTCAAATACTCCTTTTTCTTTTTCATTCCCAAACCTTGTTATGGTTCGGATATCAACACTTGAATATTCTTTGAAAATTGGATTGTTGCGCACAACATTCAAAAATTCATCTTTCAAGTTCAGCATCGGTGAAACGACATTTTTTCTAAAATCTTCATTCAGTCCGTTACTTGGATCAATATCATCTAAGAAAAACAATCTCAAAGAACTATCTCTTTCAATTACCGATTGTTTCCCATATTCAACCTCTCCAATATTTTCAATCAACCAAATCAAAGGAAGGATATCATTTGTTTTTTGTCGTTTTAAAGTCAATTCATTATTTGCGCTCGTATGCGTTCCAAATAAGAATTTTGGAGTAACAATATTTAAAACATCTTTCGAAGTGATATTTGTTGCTCCTGTTGGCTTTTTTAGTGTAACAACACCCAAAGAACTTATTGAAATTACCTTCCAAAGTTTATCGCTTGAATCCTTAACATATTGCCCAACTCGAACCCATTTATTATTGCAAAATTCAATATTTTGATTACCACTTGTAAGTGCGGAAGCTGAAACAACTTTCACACTTGTGTTTATTTTATCAAATATTTCAGATTGCACTAAATCGTAAATGTCTCTCATTACAATATAAATTCGTAGCCTAAATATTGACCATTAAACGAAATGTAATCTTCTGAATGAAATCTTATGTAAGATTGAATTGCTCTAAAACTATCAACCGATTCATTGAATCTTGTAACTGATAATCCAGTAATATTCATTACCATTCCATTTTCACCGCTTTGCTGCACAATTCCAATAGGCGATTGATATTGTTGGTTATCGTAAACAAAATGAAAATAAATGAAGCCAAGCAACATTTCTTTTATTCCATTACTTATTACGATTTCAAAACCATTATCAAAAGCAATGTAATTATATATCGCTTCAAAAATTGGATCAGTTGGAGGATTATTTACGTTGATTTCATCAATGAACAAATCATATAGTTCAACACCTAACAAGATTGTCAAATACTTTCTTTCATATTTTTCAATATAAGAATCCAACAAAGTATCATTGTACTTTGTTACTGGAATATGATATTTACCTACAAAATCAGTATTTAAAACAATGCTCATCGTATCAATCTATTAATTGTCCGTAACCTTTTCCAACTAAAAGTTTTGCCATTTCAAAATTCAATTCAAAAACAGCATCTTTGATCATGTGTTGTGAAACTCCATTTGATTGGAATTTTTTAACACCTTCAAAAAATTCAACTTCTTGTTGTTTTATTGGTGTAACTTCTTTTTTTATTCTCGTTGCCATGTTGAAGAATTTTAAAAGGGGAAATTAATCCCCCTTAATTAAATTACGCAGTTTCTAAAGCAGCTTTATCAGTAGAGAAAGTTCCTTTTACAAAAGCTGTTCTATCGTTATTTTTAACAACCATAGCACCTCTAAATTCAGCAATGATAGTACGAAGGTTTTTAGAGAAGTCGTTACCGTCTAATCCCATTTCCAAAGAAACAGAACCTTTATCGTACAATGTAGCTAAATTGAAAGCACCTACTAAGTAAGTTCCTGCAGTTACTAAAGTTGTTTTAATAATTGGAACACCATCCAAAGATAATTGACCTGCAATCATTTGTAAACGCTCAACATAACGCTTATCAGTTGCACTAACTTTGATCACTAATAATTTAGCTACATCAGTTGGGTGCATCAAAATTGCAGTTGGCTCTGGTTGTTCAGCAATAGCAATTTGATTAATTGCTACAACTAAAACATCCGCTTCATTTGCGTTGTCAATTGCTAAAGCAAAATCACCTGCTGCAAACGCAGTTGCAACAGTTCTAACTCCATTCATTGCAGGAGCAGTACCATTACCGGAATAAGCTGTTAATTCAACATCTTTGTTCAATTCACGTAACAACTCATTGTTGATTTCAGCTTCAATAAAATCAATATCATCTAACATTTCAGTTGAAACTTTGATGAAAGCAGTACGTTTTACAACTACTTGTGAAGACACTACTAAATCAAAATCAATTTGATTTTTAGTTGCACCTTCTGCTGTTCCACCTGCAGCACCTTCTTTACCTGATTGGTAAACCCATGAAATGATATTTGAAGTTGCAGTTCCTCTTGAAACCAAATCCATCAAACGAACTCGTCTTGAAGCGATTGTGTTTAAACCTGCAATTCTTTGTTCAACTGGAACATTACCACCAGATACGTTTGCACTTTCAAGCATTGTACCAACAGCTTTAACTGTCATTTTCACCCAAGGAGCATCACGGTTTTCTTTCAAAGTTGCAATTGCATCCTTGTTAGCTTTTAATACATCAGCTAAAGTTTCACCTTTTTGGAAAAACTCACCTTCTGAACCTGATTTGATAGCTAATCCCATTTCTTTCAAAGCTTCATTCAAAGTTTTCATTTGCTCTAATTGAGAAGCTCTCAATTCGTCAATTGCAGTTTGAATGTCCTCTTTTGTTGCGCTTGTGTTTGTCAATTCTTCAATTGATTTAGCCAACTCGGAGTTAAAATCATTGTAAAGACCTGCCATTTCTTCTGCAGACTTTGTTGCGAACTCATCGGAAGTAATTCCTTTTTTCGCTAAAAATTCTTGAAACTTGTTCATTTTTTTTTTAGTTTAATAAATTAGTAAAAAATTGTTTTTTGTCTTTTTGAGTGTCTTTCAACGGCTCGTTTGTATTTTGATCAGATGTGTCATTAACGGCATCTTTTCCAAATTCTATTTCCATAACTGGAGTATATTCATTGCTCCCTTTGATAACAGCACTCCCTTCAATTACTTTCGCTTCGGTAACAGCCCAAAAGTAACCTTTCTCATCAGCTACTTCTTTATTAATTACCAAAGGATAATATTTGTTCCAGTTTTCTTTTTCCTGCGAATATTCTGCCTCATTCCTATCAGCGCACAAATAAAGCTTAACGTATCTCATCCCAACTGAATGGTTGTAAACACGACCTTTTTTGTACATTTCAAACATAAAAGGATTCACTTCTTTTTTGATTTGAGTATCAAAAATCAAAGCTTGTGTTTTTCCTTGGTATGAATATCCCAATTTTGACCATGCTAAATTTTCAGTATATGCTTTCAATTCGTCTTTTACTGAATCCGCAATCACTTTGTCAAATTCCATTTCATGCTCTTGAAGTAAGTACAAGATTTTAGTTTCTTGTAAAGATTTTACCCAAAGGTTTGGAATGTGGCAGTCTCTATGACTATCAATTACATTTGTAGTATTGATAACCAATTTCGCTTGTAAAATATCTTGATTAGGCTCTTCAACTGTATTTTGATCTAATTTTTCAGCTTCGGTTTTATGGTTATTAGAAAACTCGGTTGTTGTTATCACAACATCGCAATGCTTAATTGCGTTTTTCTTTTGCGCAATTATTAAATTTTTGTTCTTAAATACTTCTTCAAATGTCATTTTTTAACGATTTGGTTTGATTTAACGACCTTAAGTTTCTCTTTCTTAATTTTCTTAATATCCATAAGATAAAAATTATATAGTCAAAATTAAACAAAACATTTTAAAACAATTAATTTTACTAAAAAATAAAATTTATGCAGTTTATTTCATTAAGAGACATTAGAAGTTTTTTTGGCGGTGCGAAAAACTATGATAAAACACCTTTATTTTATGGAGTGAATATACTTCTTAATGGAGGAAAAGGTGAAATACTTAATCCGGAAAGTATAGATGCTTACGATGTTTATTCAACTACACCGCATTTAAAGGCTGTTATTTCTCGAAAAGGTGATTTACTTGCATCCGGTCAATGGAAGCATTACAAGATTATTCGCGGTGAAAAAATAGAAGTCGTAAATTCTGAAATAGTTGGTATTCTTGAAAATCCAAACGCTTTATTCAAAGGGAATGATTATTTAAGATTGATCAATGAAAATATGTGCGTTTATGGTAATGTGTATAAATATGTTTTGCGCCCATTCAAAAAAAGTATTCCTGCATCTATAAATATTTTGCCTTCCAATGATATTGAAATAAAATCATTAGGAAAATGGTACAAGCAAAGTAAACTAAAAGATATTGTAAAAGAATATCGAATGATTTCGACAAACGATACTTTACAAGTTGATGAAGTTGATCATACTTGGATTGTAAATTCTAAAAATCCGCTGCAAGGTGAAACTCCTTTGAAGGCTATTTATTTGCCTTTGTCTAATTTGCGAATAGGAATGAAAACGCGAAATGTGTTGATGGCAAAACGCGGTGCAATTGGTATATTGTCAAACGATACAAAAGATGCTGTTGGTAATAAAGGGTTACCAAATGGAGAACGTGAAAAAATTGAAAAGGAATATCAAAAAAGTTACGGATTAGGTGACGACCAATCACAAATTATCATTTCAAATAATAATCTGAAATGGCAGGCAATGGGTTTTCCAACCAAAGATTTGATGTTGTTTGAAGAAGATGAAAACGATTTTTGCCAATTATGTGATTGCTATGGAATAGCACGCGATTTGTTTGCTTCTACAAAAGGTGCAACATTCGAAAATCAAAAGCAAGCATTGAAACAAACTTACCAAGGTACAATCATTCCAGAAGCAGAAGAAATTGCAATGAATCACACATCAATTTTCAATCTTGATGGGGTGAATGAATGGTTGGAATTAGATTATTCGCATATTCCTGTACTTCAAGAAAATGAATTAGAAAAGTCACAAACTTTGCAAAACAAATCAAATGCAATTAAGACTTTGAAAGATGCAGGGTATAGTGATCAACAAATTACATCTATTACTGGAGTTACACTTTGATTAATATTCCTTCGCTTTGTAGGTGTGTGGCGATGTATCTCACGCAGTCCATTAAGTGATTGTCTTTGTCTTCTGGCTCTTCTAAAACAATTCCATACCTATCAACTTTGCGTGAATAGTTTTCTTGTTCATGCGCTAAATTAACGCTTGATTTAGTGTAATAAACATTTAAGTTATCAAGCAAATCAATCCCATCTAAAATACTTCCTTTTGGTTTTTGTGCCAAATGAACATCGTACCCCTTTCTTCTTAAAA